GGACGGCGATAGCTCGGGGGTTTTCCAGTGAGGCCGCGGTTTTGCGAGGTTGAGGCGGGTTGATATGCAGTTGATCACGCAAGCCGAGTACGCGCGCCACCGCGGGGTGTCGCCGCAGGCCGTCAACAAGATGGTCAAGTCCGGGCGGATTCCGCTGACCAACGGCCGGATCGACCCGGCCGCGGCGGACTTCGCGCTCGGCACGGTGCGCGACGAGCCGGTCGTAACGTCCGACGCCGGCGGGCTGACCCGGGCGCGCACCGACACCGAGACCTACCGCGCCCGCATCGCCCAGCTCGACTACGAGCAGCGCATCGGGCGGGTGGTGGCGATCGACGACGTGACCCGCGCCATGGAGCGCTGCGCCGAAGCCATGGTGCGCGACCTCGAGCAGCTGCCGGCGCGCGCCGACGACCTGGCCGCGGCCTTCGCCGGCGGCGACATCGCGGGCTTGCGCGCCGCGCTCAAGGGGCTCGCCCGCGACATGCGCGCCACGCTCGCCGACAACATGCGGCTGCTGGCCCGCGACGCCGACGATGCCGGGGACGCCGCCGACGACGTCGAGGTCGCGGCGTGAGGGGCATGTCCAAGGCGCTGCCGATCGTCGCCGGGGTGCTGGCGGCGATCCTCAGCCCGCCGGCGCCGGTGACGCCCTCGGCCTGGGCGGCGCAGAACCTGATCGCGCCCGAGGGACCGCAAGCCGGGGGGCGCTGGGACCCGGCGCTGACCCCCTATGTGCCGGCGATGATCGACCCGCTCGGCCCCGACGGCACCTGCAACATGGTGGTGGTGCGGAAATCGGCGCAGACCGGCATCAGCCTGGCCGGCATCGCGCTTGCGGGATCCTATATCGACCGGGCGCCCTGCCGCATCGGCTACGCGCTGCCGACCATCGACCTCGTCCAGGAGTTCAACGCCGAGAAGCTGAGCCCGTCGATCGACGACACCCCGGCGCTGCGGCGCAAGGTGCGCCCCCAGACCTCTCGCTCGGCCACCGGCTCGACCTCGACGCGCAAGAAATACCCCGGCGGCGCGCTGTCGCTGATCAACGCCAACTCCGCTCCGGATCTCAAGTCGCGCTCGCTGAAGGTGGGGATCGCCGACGAGGTCGACGCCTGGCCGGCCACGGTGGGTGAGGACGGCGACCCCTTCGAGCTGTTCCTCGATAGATTCATCTCGTTCCACGCCTCGGGCGACTGGCGCCTGCTGGTCATGTCGACGCCGACGATGGCCGGCGCTTCGCGCATCGACCATCTGTTCCAGGACGGCGACCAGCGCTTCTGGCGCGTGCGCTGCCCCGGCTGCGCCACCGAGATGACCTTCGAGTTCCAGCACCTCAAGTTCAACAGGGCGCCGCCCTACCAGGCCCATTATGTCGCGCCGTGCTGCGGCACGGTCATCGATCACCATCTGAAGGCGCCGCTGGTCAGGGCCGGGCGCTTCGTCGCCACCAACGCGGACGGGCGTTATCCGAGCTTCCACATCGACGCGCTGTCGTCGATGGTCGAGACCTGGGACAAGATCGCCGAGGCCTGGTGGCGGGTGCATGGCAACCCGAACAAGGAGCGCGCGTTCTTCAACAGCCAACTCGGCCAGCCCTACCAGATGAAGGGCGACGCGCCGGACTGGGAGCGGCTCATGGAGCGCCGCGAGGACTATGCGGAGGGCCGGGTGCCGCCGGCGGCGCTGCTGCTGGTGGGGGCGGCCGACATCCAGCATTCGGGCATCTGGTGCGAGGTGGTGGGTTTCGGCGCCGACCGGCAGAGCTGGACGGTGACGGCGCGCTTCCTCGACGGCGACACGACCGACCACGACCGCGGCGCCTGGCTGAAGCTCGCCGAGATCTACGACACCGCGTTTGCGGATGCCTTCGGCGGCACGCGCAGGATCGAGGCCCTGGCGGTCGACGCCGGCGATGGCGGGCGGGCCAACCAGGCCTATGCCTGGACCCGGACGCGCCACCGGGCGCACGCCATCCACGGCCGCCCGGGGTGGACGACGCCGGCGATCGGCGCGCCCACCAAGGTCGACGTGACGATCCGGGGCAAGCGCCGCCGCGGCGGGGCGCTGTTGTGGCCGGTGGGCATCTGGTCGCTGACCGGCGACCTCTACGCCTATCTGCGCAAGACGGGGCGCACCGCCGGGGCCGAGACGGACCCGCCCGGCTACTGCCATTTCGGCGCCTGGCTCGACGCCAATTTCTTCCGCCAGCTGACGGCGAAATACCTCGCCGACGAGATGTTCCGCGGCCGGGTGCGCAAGACGTGGAAGAACCACCAGCCCGACGACCATTTCCTCGACTGCCGGGTCTATGCCATGGCGATGGCCGAGAAGCTCGGGCTGTCGCGCATGACGCCGGTTCAGTGGGTGCAGCTCGCCGGGCGCCTCGGGGTGCCGCGCCAGCTCGCCGAGCCGGACCTGCTGGCGCCGGAAGCCGAGAGGATTGCGGCGGACGTGAGCGCGGAAGCTGGTGCCGAGCCGGAGCGAGCGGCGCCCCCCACCCCCGACCCCTCCCCCGGTCGAATCGAGTTGGGGGGAGGGGAGCAGAAGGCGAAGCCGAATGGCAGTGACAAGCCGAAGCGGCGGGGGCTTGCGGATATCGTGTCGCGGTTGAACGGGTGATCGCATGAACGCTGCCTTGCCAAAGCCGCGCTATCGGGTGACGACGGACGGGCATGTGCGGCCGGTTTCCGGGCCCGGCATCGGCCCCTCCCCCGGCCCCTCCCCACAAGGGGGAGGGGGGATTGCGCGGCCGAAGTCCGGGGCGGCGTATATGCGCGGCGGCGAGATGCCGCTGTTCTTCCGCTGGAACCCGGCGCTGCGCGAGGCCTCCGACGACGTGCGCCAGGCCTGGCGGCTGGCCACGGCGCGCACCATCGATTCGTTCCAGAACTCGGGCTTCCTCGCCGGGGCGGCGGAGACCTCGACCGCCCAGGTGGTGGGCGAGGGCCTCGAGCTGAGGGCCAAGCCCAACGCCGCCGCGCTCGGCTGGAGCCAGGCCGACGCCAACGCCTGGGCCCGTCCGGTCGAGGAGCGCTTCTGGATGTGGGCGAGCTCGGCGCGGGCCTGCGACGCCGGGGCCCGCTTCACCCTCGGCCAGATCCTGGCCCAGGGCTACCGGCACTGGATGGCGACCGGCGAGGTGCTGGCGACGCTGCCGTGGATCACGCGGCCCGGCTCGCAGTTCGGCACCAAGGTCCGGCTGCTGCCGGCCTGGCGCCTGGCCAACCGCAACGAGCCTCCCGACCTCGTCCAGGGCGTGCGGCTGGACGGTTCCGGCGCGGCGCGCGGCTACGTGCTCAAAAGCCGGAACCAGTGGGGCGAGGAGGAGATCGAGGCGGCGGCCCGTGACGAGATGGGGCGGCCGCTGGTGATCCATGTGTTCGACGGCGAGCCCGACCAGGTGCGCGGGATCTCGCCGTTCACGCCGGCGCTCAAGGTGGTGCGGCAGTTCGACCAGCTCGCCGACGCGACCCTGACCGCGGCGCTGATCCAGACGGTGTTCGCCGCCATGTTCAAGTCGGAAGCCCCGACCGACGAGGTGGTGTCGGCGATGCAGGAGGGCTCGCAGGAGCAGGAGAACTTCGAGGCGATGCTGAACGAGAAGTCGAAGTGGTACGAGAAGACGGACGTCAATCTCGGCATCCACGGCAAGATCCTGCACGGCTTCCCCGGCGACGACCTGCAGATGTTCCGCTCCGAGCATCCCAACAGCACCTATGAGCCCTTCGCCAAGTTCCTGCTGCGCGAGGCGAGCCGGGTCACGGCGCTGACCACCGAGGACTTCACCGGCGACTATGCCGGGGTGACGTTCTCGTCGATCAAGATGGCGCTGACCTCGAACTGGCCGCGGGTGCTGTACCGGCGGCGCTACATCGTCCAGCCGCTGGCCCAGGCCGCCTACGAGGCCTGGCTCGAGGAGGACATCGAGCGCGGCGCGACGCCGTTCCCCGGCGGGGTCGAGGGGTTCCTGGCCAACCGCGAGGCGGCGGCGGGTTCGGTGTGGCGCGGGCCGCCCAAGCCGCATCCGGACGACCTCAAGGCGGCGCTGGCGGTGCTGGCGCTGCAGGAAGCGGGATTCTCCGACGCCTTCGTGATGGACGAATACGGCGTCGACGTCGACGACGAATACGAGCAGCGGGCCCGCGAGCAGGCGCGCCGCGCGGAACTGGGCCTCGCCGAGCGCGGCCCGGCGCTGGCCAGCGCCGTGGCGCTGGCCTCGCAGAGCGGCCAGATGGGGGACTAGATGGCGACGGTCGAGATCGGCGGGGTGACGGTGGATGCCGACGACCCCTGCGCGCTGCTGGCGGCGCTGCGCCCGGCGTACCTGCAGATGCTGGCCGGCGAAAAGGTGGTCTCGACCAGCCATGAGAACTCGACGGTGCAGATGGCGGTCTCTGCCGCCAACCTGACGCAGCTGCGGCCGATCATCCGCCAGCTTCAGGCCGAGTGCGCGGCCAAGGCCGGCACCAGGCGCCGGGCGATCGTGGCGGGCTGAGGCCCTTCCGGCCGCTGGCGCGGCCGCCCCTCACCCGGCCCTTCGGGCCACCCTCTCCCCGCTGGCGCGGGGCGAGGGGCAGATCACTGACTTTGGGAGCCTGAACATGACCCTGCTGGCGCGGATCGCGGATCGCGTGCTCAACCGGCCGCTGCTGATCCATCCGCAGAAGGCCGAGGTGATCGCCTATGTGCTGGGCGGGCGCATCGGGCTGGACGACGTCCTGCGGCCGTCTCCGGAGGCCAACCGCCTGTTCGGCGAGCCGCGGGCCCCCGACGGCGGGGAGCGGGCCTGGTACAACATCGTCGGCGGCGCGGCCGTCGTCACCATCGAGGGCTCGCTGGTCAACCGCGGGGCCTGGGTTGGCGCCAGTTCCGGGCTCGTGTCCTACGAGGGCATCGCGGCCCAGGTGACGGCCGCGGCGCAGGACGAGGACGCGGCCGGGATCGTGCTCGACATCGATTCGCCCGGCGGCGAGGCGGGCGGCATGGCGGGGCTGGCCGAGACGCTGCGGGCGGCCCGCGCGGTCAAGCCGGTGGTGGCGCTGGTCAACGACATGGCGGCGTCGGCCGCCTACGGCATCGCGGCGCAGGCGCATCACGTCGTCGTGTCGGCGTCCTCGATCGTCGGCTCGATCGGCGTCGTCATGCTGCACGCCGACCATTCGGGCGCACTGAAGGCCCGCGGCATCGCGCCCACGCTGATCTTCGCCGGCGAGCACAAGGTCGACGGCCACCCCTTCGGGCCGTTGCCGGCGGCCGTCAAGGCCGATCTGCAGCGCGAGGTCGACCAGACCTACGAGCTGTTCCTCGATCTGGTCGCGGCGGGCCGCGGCGACCGGCTCACCGTCGCGGCGGCCCGCGCGACGCAGGCCCGCGTGCTGATGGGGGCCGAGGCGATCGCGGCCGGCCTGGCCGATTCGCTCGGCGGGCTGCCCGAGGCCCTGGCGATCGCCGCCAACTTGAGTTCTCCCGGCCCGGTTGGGCCTTCCCTCGCATCAACAAGGAGTGATTCCATGAGCGAGCGACCTGAAGGCGCGCCCGGCGCCGCGATCCCGGGCAACCCCGCCGCGTCCGCCGCCAGGGCGAGCGTGCCGGCGGTTCCGGCTGCTCCCATGGCCGCCGACCTCTACGCACACCTGCGCAACACGGGCGGCCCCGCCGGTGCCGAGAGCTTTGGCCCCGAGCCTGGGGCGGGCCCCTCCCCCGGCCCCTCCCCACAAGGGGGAGGGGGGCAGGCCCAGGCGTCGGTGGATCCGCGCGAGCGGATCAAGGCCATCCTCGCGCTTGAGGAAGCCAAGGGTCGCGAGGCGCAGGCGCAGGCCATCGCGATCGAGACCGACCTGAGCGTCGACCAGGCCAGGGCGATCCTCGCCACGGCCCCGAAGGCCGGGCCCGGCACGGCGACGATCGCCGAGCGGGCGCGGGGCAACGGGACCGATGTGTCGGCGAGTGCCGGCCGCCCCGATCCCTCGGCGGGCTGGGACGAGGCCGTCGCCAAGGTCAATGCCCAGTACGGGGTCGGCGCCCGCAAGTAACGCCGCCCGGCCGCCGGCGCGGCCGCTTTCACCCGGCCCTTCGGGCCACCCTCTCCCGCTGGCGGGAGAGGGAAGGAACCCCGGTCATAAGGAGATTTATCGATGACCACCCTGACTGAAGCCATCCACACCGGGGCCTATGAGGGCTCGGTGGTTGACCGTCAACTTTGCTTCGAGACTGCGACGGTCAAGTCCGGCCAGAACCTGAAGGCCGGCCACGTCGTCGAGGCCGACGGCGACGGCAAGCTGATCGCCTGTTCCGGCATTCTCGACTCGGACGGCGCGCTCGTCACTGACGTCAAGGGCATCCTGCATGCCGCCGTCGATGCATCGGATGGCGACGTGACCGGAAAAGTCTACCTCGCCCGCCTGGCGACGGTGAAGGATGACGTCCTGACCTATCCGGCGGAATCGTCGGAGGGGGGCGAAAAGGCCGCCGTCATCGCCAGCCTCGAGAAGCTCGACATCCGGCCGCGCTGAGGCCCCTCCCCAACCCCTCCCCCGGTCGAATCGACTTGGGGGGAGGGGGGACGCAACTCGCGCGTGACGCGCGCATTCCTGAAAGGATTTTTTGACATGCTGACCATGGACGTTTTCAAGCAGGATGCGTTCAGCGCCACGTCGCTGACCGCAGCCGTCGACAAGATCGGCTATGTGCCGGGCTTCCTCGGCTCGGTGCCGGGCCTGTTCGATCCGGTGCCGGTGCGTACCAAGGCAATCTGGATCGAGGAACGCGGCACCGACGCGGCCCTGATCCAGACCTCGGAGCGCGGCGAGGCCATGCCCGAGAAGGCAGACGGGCAGCGCGATGCCCGGCCATTCAAGACCCGGCGTCTCGCCAAGAAGAGCCGCATCACGGCTGACGAACTGTTCGGAATCCGCGAGTTCGGCAGCGAGACCGAACTCAAGCAGCTCATGGGCGAGGTGGCGCTGCGGCAGTTCCTGCTGCGCCGCGACATGGAGCTGACGATCGAGAACCTGAAGCTCGGCGCCGTGCAGGGCCTGGTCACCGACGCCGACGGTACGACGTGGATCAACTGGGCCAGCGAACTCGGGCAGACGATTCCGGCCGAGGTCGACTTCGATCTCGACAACGCCACCCCCGCCCTCGGCGCGCTGCGCAAGAAGAGCACCGTGGCGGTGCAGACCATCACCCGCAACCTGAAGGGGCTGGGCGGGTCGAGCGTGCGCATCATGGCGCTGTGCGGCGACAATTTCTGGCTCGATCTGGTGGCTCATCCGGAAATGGAGAAATCCGTCCTTGCCACTCCGGCGGCCATGTCGCTGCGTGACCAGGTGGCGTGGCAGTCGGTGTTCTTTGCCGGCATCACGTTCGTCAACTACCGCGGGACCGACGACGGGACCACGGTGGCGATCGGCACCGACAAGGCGAAGTTCTTCCCCGTCGGTGCCGGGATCTTCCAGTGGGCCATGTCGCCGGGCGAGAAGTTCGCCCACCTCGGTCAGCCGGGTGAAATGCTCTACTCGGAGATCGTCACCGACCTGCAGCGCGATGAGTGGGCCGATGTCGAGGTCAAAGCCTATCCGCTCCCCGTCTGCACCATGCCGCAGGCGCTATACCGCGCCCGCCGCACCTGATGAAGCGGGGCGGCCCAGGCCGCCCTTCTCTTCCCCGAGATGAACGCTGGAGGCCATGATGGTTTACAACTGGCGCACTTTTTCCGCGCCGTCGCCGAAATGGGTGCCGGTGACAAAGGCGAACGCGGACCTGCCCGATGGCGTTTGCCGCGCTCTGCGCGTTGGCACCGCCGGCACAGCCAACCTCATGCAGCCCGACGGCACGATACGCGAGAATGTCCCGCTGTTCGCCGATGACAACCCGTTCATGTGCCTGCAGGTGCGCACCGGCGGCACGGCCGACGACATCTGGGCCTTGTACTGAGTGGCGGCGATGTGGCGGGTGCCGCGGGACTGGGAGGGCGAGCACGTCTTCGTGGTGGCCGGCGGGCCGACGCTTGACGGGCTCGACCTGTCGGTGCTGCGGGGCCGGCCGGCGATCGCGGTCAACCGGTCCTGGGAGAGCGCGCGTCACGCGCGCTACTGCTTCGGCATGGACCCGTGGTTCTTCACCGAGTACCGGCCCTGGGAGCATGGCTTCGCCGGCACCTGCGTCTGTATCACGCCGGTTCCGGATTGCCCGGTGATGCGGCTCGGATCGAGCGACCTGCCCGGGCTGTCGGCCGATGCGGGCAAGGTCGTCTGCAGCCGCACCAGCCTGCAGGGGGCGATCAACGTCGCGGTGCTGGCCGGCGCGGCCCGCCTCACGCTGATCGCGGCGGACGGGAAGAACGACGCCGCGGCGGCGAAGGCGCACAAGGCGCGCTATCCCGCCAAGGCCCATCGCCCGGCGCGCTACGACGACTGGCGCGGGCGGATGGAGGGGGTCGCGGCGGCGCTCGAGCGGCTGGGGATCCCGGTGGTGAACGTCAGTTTCGATTCGGCCTATGCGGACCTGTGGCCGACCGTGGGGACGATCGGCGAGGCGCTATGCCGGCAGGGCGAGATCTCGAATGGCGGGACTGGGGCACCGACATGCGGGTCGGGCACAGCGGCGGCATGATCGTCGCGTCGGTGCATCGCGACCCGCCGAAGGGCGAGGCGCCGCGGCGCTGGCACTGGAGCCTCGATCTGGTGCCGGTGGAGCGGACGCGCAAGCACCTGTGCGGCGCCGTGGCTACCGAAGCGGCGGCGAAGCGCCAGGCGCGCGCCGCCTGGGCCTGGTGGATGGAGAAGTCATGCGGCCCGTGACCGTCGCCTGCGTGCTGCGCCGGTCGGCGGACTATGACGTCGATTACGTGGCGCGGCTGCGCGACGGGGTCGCGGCGCATCTGCCGGCCGCGCATCGCTTCGTGTGCCTGTCCGACGTGCCGGTGCCGTGCGAGCGCTTCCCACTTGTCCACGACTGGCCGGGCTGGTGGGCGAAGATGGAGCTGTTCCGGCCAGACGTTGGCGGGGACCTGCTGTATTTCGACCTCGATACCGTGATCACCGGCGACCTCGCGGGCCTGGCTGGGGTCGGGCGGTTGACCATGCTGTCGGACTTCTACTGGCCCGAGCGGGTGGCCTCCGGTGTCATGTATCTGCCGCAAGCAGACCGCGCCTGGGTGTGGCGGCACTGGATCGCCGACCCGGCCGGGCACATGGAGCGGGCGGGGCGGTTCGACGATCGCCGCGCCATCGGAGACGGCAAGATCCTGGGCCGCCTGCTGGGGGATCGCCCGACCCGTTTTCAGGACCTGTTGCCGGGGCAGATCGTGTCTTACAAGGTGGATGTGCGCCAGGCGACGGGGCGGCGGTTCGAACGCGGGCGCGGCGTGCTGCCGGCCGGTGCCCGCGTCGTCTGTTTCCATGGCCAGCCGAGACCGAGGGATATCGGATGGCAACTTCCAATGTGCCAGCGGGTGCCGGCGTGAAGGCAGACCACTACTACGGCACGCACGCTACAAACTATGAGGCGCGGCGCGCTTCCACCACGATGTGGCTGCGCGAGCATCAGGCGGTCGCTGATTTTGTGACCAAAGGGCCGGTTCTCGATTGCCCGGTTGGCACGGGGCGCTATATCCCGGTGTATCGCGCGAAAGGATTGGACTTCATGGGCGTTGACATCTCGGCGGACATGCTGGCCGAGGCACGCAAGCGGGACCGGGCGGCGAGTCTGCTGCGGGCGTCGATTTTCGACCTGCCATTCGATCCGGGCGCGTTCTCTGTTGCCGTGGCAACGCGGATGTTTCATTGGCTGGACCCGCGACAGGTAGCGGCTGCCATCGGAGAACTTCGCCGCGTATCGTCAACGCTTGTACTGTCGATGATCACGGGGCAGCAAAATCGGCGCGATAGCGGAACCTGGGTCCATGCGCCGGAGACCTTCTATCAGGCTTTCGACGGGCTCCATATTGCCCGGCGCCGACCATTGTCCAGCGATGGCAGTAACAGCATGGTGCTGCTCCGCAAGGCACTATGGACTGATGTGCTGGCACAGTTTGCCGACCGGAGCGAGCCGGACAATCCGATTGAGCGACTGGTTGCAATCTGGGCCGCCAGAATGGGCGTTAATCCGGTGAGGCTGCAGGATGGTGCTGTGAGGGCGGAATATTGGGCGCATGATCGGTTTTCCGCGATGCTGGAGCGGATGGCAGCGGCGGTGCCGGACGGATTGCGCGCGACTTTCAAAAAGACAAACCCTCGCCGCATGGATCAGCCGGTGACGGTCGTCAGAACCCAGGGTGTCGAGTTTCTGATCGATGGGCGCCGGCGTGCCTACCTATGGAGCGACAGGCCGGGCGTCTACCCGGCACTTGTCATCGAGGTGTGATGTTGGGGCCGGTGTTCAACATCGTCGAGCACCCCGCGCTTCGGGTCGCGGTGATCGCCTCCGGGCCATCGCTGGCCGGCGTCGAATTGGCGTTTCCGGCTTCGGTGACCCGGATCGGTGTCGGGGCGGCGGCGGAGCATGCGGAGATCGATGCTTGGTTCACTCTCGATCCCAGCCCGGTGAACCGCCGCCGCATGCGCGAGCGGTCGGATGGCGTTGTCTATTATGCGGCGGTGCCCGATGACTACGGCACGCCGGCCGCGGCCTGCGCCGATCACCGCGCTCCGGCCGAGCCTGAAGTGATATTCCTGCAGCGCGTGACCGGCGACGGACACGGGCGGTTCAAGACGAAGGCAGGGCTGTCGCCGTCGGCCGATGCCATCCATACCGGGAACTCGGCCTGGGGGGCGCTGCAGCTGGCGGTGCATATGATCCGGGCCGCCGGTGATGCCGATATCGGAAAGATCGCCTTGTTCGGCGTCGACGGCGGCAACGACGGCTACGCCTGGGGCGGTGGCCGGCCGCGCAATCTGGAGGTCATGCCAAAGCTGTTCGCCTCGGCGGTGCCCGATCTGAAGCGTCTTGGCATCGCGGTGATGAACGCCAGCCCGACGAGCACGGTGACGTGTTTCCCGAGGGTGAGCCCCGGGGAGGCGATGGCGTGGCTGGCGAGGTGAACGGTGTTTTGCTCGACCCCGCCGGCGACATGGTGGTCAGGGCGCATGGCGAGCGCGGCGGCTTCGAGCCGCTCACCTTCGCCTGGTGGTGCGGCCTGGCGCGGCCCGGCGTTACGATGGTGGACGCCGGGGCCTATACCGGGCTCTATGCCATCGCGGCGGCCGGCCGTGGGGCCGAGGTGGTGGCCTTCGAGCCTAACCGGGTGGCGGCAGCCAGGGCGCGCAAGAATTTCGCCGACAACGGTGTGGCGCCGGTGCTTCATACGGTGGCGCTGTGGAACGAATTCGCCAGTCTGGAGCTGTCCGGCGCGTCTCCATTGACGTCGGCGTCCAGCGTGGTGCGCCACAAGGGCCAGTCCCGCATCGTGCGGGGTGAGCCACTCGATGCCTTCGGGCTCAACAATGTCGCCGCCATGAAGGTTGATGTCGAGCGGGCCGAGGTCGAGGTCATACGTGGCGCGCTGCTGACGATAGAACGCGACCGCCCGGTGATGTTCGTCGAGGTGCTCGACGTTGAAATCGGCTTAGCCATCGATGATCTTCTAAGCCCGCTGGGCTACCGGCGGCAGCCGCTCGACAAGGGGATGTGCGGATGGCGGGTGTAGGGATGGCGGATGTAGGGAGTCCGGCGCTGAAGCCGCAGCACGCGATCTTCGCGGTGCTGCCGGAATGGAAGCTGGTGATCTGCCTGACGCCCAAGGTGGCGTCGAGCGCCATCGTAACGGCGATCAGCCAACACTATGGGGCCTCCATCCAGCGACCGTTCCACGGCAACGCCGTGTTCCAGTGGTTCAAGCTCGCCCAGGTCAGCAAGAGCATTCCAGACTGGCGTCGGGTGATGTTCGTGCGCAACCCGTTTGATCGCCTCGTCGGGGTCTATGAGTACCACATCAGAAGCTCTGGCGTGCAGATGTCCAAGACCATGCTCGATCTCGGATTCCGACCGGACATGACGTTCGACGAGTTCCTCGAGCTGGTGCTGCGCAACACCGAGGCGGACGCGCATTTCGCGATGCAGTGCTGGCAGACCGACCGGGTGGATTTCCTCGGGCGCTTCGAGACGCTGGGCGCGGACTGGGCCCGGATGCGGGACTGGGCCGGAGCCGCGCTGCCCGACCTGAAGGTCGTCAACCGCTCGAAACCGGCCGGGGCCGACTATCGCGGTTATTATTCCGATGCCATGCGGGGGCGCGTCGAGCGGGCCTATCACCACGACCTCGACGCCTATGGCTATGAGTTCTGAGGGCGCCTGCATGAGCATCTGGGACAGCCATTACGCCGCGCTCCATGCGCCGCCGCCGCGCGGCTTCGGCAAGCCGGCCGTGCTGACGCTGGCGAGCCTGAGCGACCCGGTCGACATCACCGCCATCCCCAAGGTCGGCGGGGCGGTGGTCGACCCGCCCGGCACCAGCGTCGAGATCCAGACCATCAGGCCCGCCGCCGACGTGCGCATGAGCGAGCTCACCGCGCTGGGGATCACCGACCTGGTCGCGCTGCACCGGGGCCAGATCGAACTCGCCGGCAAGGTGTGGCGCATCGAGACCTGGGTGATGAAGCCGAGCCCCGAGGGCGAGGCCAACGGCGAGGTGCGCCTGGTGCTGAGCGAGGCGGCAGGGTGAGTGGCGAATGGCGAATGGCGAATAGGGGTGAGCCCTGCCCACCGGCATTCAGCCTCGCGAGGAGGTGAGCGATGGCCGACGTGCGCGAGGCGGTGCTGGCGCGGCTCGAGGCCATCGTCAAGGCCCTGCCGGGCTACGCCCTGGTGGAGCGCAACCTGACGCTCCTGCCCGACGCCGCGGCGCTGTTTCCCGCCGTGTCGATCGAGGACGGACCGGAGGATCCGATCGACGACGAGGACGCGCTTCGCCTGCGCCTGGCGCCGCAGCCGCGGCTGATGCTCATGGCGCCGTCGATCGACGTCTATGAATTCGCCACCCCGGAGACGCAAGGCGTGGTGATGGCGGGCCACCGCCGCGCCATCGTGGCGGCGGTGGCCGGCGATGCCGGGCTGGCGGCGCTGGTGCCGCAAGACCTGCGCGCCTATGCCGGCTGCGTGCCGGGCTCGGCCCTGCACGGCAAGGGCGTGGTGCGGGGGTTGAGCCTCAGGTTCGTGTTCGTCTATTTCCTGAAATACGAGCATCTGGCGCCGGAGGTGAGTTCGTGAGGGGCGCCTGATCCCTGTTCCGACGCCTGAGCCTGTGGCTCTCCCCACCCCCAACCCCTCCCCCCAAGGGGGAGGGGAGCAGAAACCCGCCGGCCTC